GAGGTATGAATGTTGCGTAGCAACATGAAAGTCGAAAAGTTATAATCGAAAACCACGCTTTTCGGTTTAACTTTGAGCGTTACCGTTTAATGCGAGCGCAGTTTGGTTTAAAAATGGGAATTCCAACACAGGCTGAAATAAAAACCAATTTGAATAAAAAACGGCCTCGAACAGTATCAGAAATGCGTGATATTTCCAATATGGGGGATCATTGGGTTACAATAAACGGAAATCATGTTTTGTTATAATTAACCACTACCCGTGCTTCTAATGTTCGCGTACGTTATATCCGAATTATTTGGGTGTGTCCAAAAACGTGGTTTTGGACATATTACGGGTTTGACTCATTTCATTCGTCATCACCCTACCGAAAATTCCCCTCCTCCACAAAGATGTTAAGTATTTATAATACTGGATTGCTTCGCTTCACTCGCAATGACGGGGTAAAAGGGACGAACAACGAGTTATTTTTGGTTTTGAATCTTAAAATATTCTCAATGTTTTATTTTTTAAAAATAACTGGAATTTAGACTTAACTTGTTTATGTGCATAGCATCACTTTATACGTATCGTGAGTTATTTTTGATTGGGAGATAACCATTAAATCCGAATTATTCGGGCGTGACCAAAAGCGTGGTTTTGGTTATCTTACGGGTTTGCCTCACTTTGTTCGTCATTACCCTACCGAAAATTCGGTTAAAAAATAACTGGAATTTAGACCAATTGTCTTGGAATATTGGCAGCTCAAAATCTTAGGACTACATTAAACAAATTCTATAGAATTTGTTCCATTTCGCAAGATTTTATCGCAGGATGTGTCTAGCTCGTTTCACTCGCATCGCATTTGCCAAATTCCGCTTATTTATGTGCGTAGCACACCTCAGATAACTCAATAGTTTTTTATTAGTTGCCGATCTTCGATAACAACTGATAAATTCAAACTTTTGTGCCTGAAAACTTTTGTTGTTTCCATTTGCTATATGGCAAGTGGTTATTATTACTTTTGAGCTTCGGCTCTCAATCTTAGAAAGGATTATTATGTCTGTTAAACAATTAATTACTTCAGCTTTTAACACAGCTTTTCAAAAATATTTATACGATGAATTAGTAATCGGAAAGTTATCTCATATTGAAATGAAAGATGTAGTGAACAAAGGCGATGAAATAGATGTCATCATGCCTGGGTCTGTAACGATGTTCGACTATGACGGCGGAGATCTAAACGCTCCTGAAAACGCTACTACGTCCCTAACTAAAGTTAAAGTTAACCGTGGGAAGGCGTTTCACTTTGAATTAAATGAATTGGAAGAAAAACAAATTCAAGATGCTCCTGATTTAGAATCAAAAATTGATATTGCAAGAGCTTATACTAGTGATGCAATCAAGCAATTTGCCGCAGGTGTAGATGGTGCATATGCTAATCTATATACTCGTGCTGCACACTATGTAGATGATAATGGTTCTGCAATTACTCTTGATGCGGATTATGCTAAAGAAATCTTAGCCTACATGCAAGCTCTATTCAAAAAAGGTGATGGCAAAGGTCATACTAACTGGATGGATGATTCTATGGTTTGTATCGTTCCTCCTGAATATCAATTCTACCTTGGGAAACTTGATGAATTGAAATATGTTGAGTCAGGTCACGACCAAATTTCTAAAGGCTACATTGGACATCTTTGTGGTTGGGAAATCTTAGTATCTAATAACATAGCTCAACCTCAAGACGGTGTGTTCTATCCATTATTTGGTATCAAAGGCAAAACCCTTGCAGGTGGTATTTCTTCTGACCTAAACACTAAATCCTATGTGCCTGAAAATAACTTTAATACTCGTTATAAAGGTTATGGTTTATATGGTGTTGGAGCTCCTCGTGCAGATTTCTTAGGAACTGCTAAAATTTCTGCACCTCTTTCTTTGTCTAAAAGAGGTTAATTATTTGTTAAAGGTTAGGCACAAGTCAAAATCTTGAGGCTTGTGCTGAATCTTTTATTTTATGTACTAAGAAAATATAATTTGAAAGGATTTTTATTATGTCTAAAGATACTATAAGCGTACAATACCCTGCATTAGAGACCTCTCAGTCTCTTGCTTATGCAAAAGTTACTAAACAAATAGTAACTCCTGCTAACGGAATTAAAATATCAGATGCTTTTGCTAACAAAAATAATTCGTTAGTTATTTGCATTGAAAATACTGCCGCTGTTGATTCTGCAGTAACTTTCAACGCTGGTGAAGCTTATCCGAATTCTAAGCTTGGGAATTTAAAAGTACCTATTCTTGCAGGTTCTGTAAACTTCTTCCAAGTAGAAGATATGTCAAGGTTTGAAGCAAAAGATGGAAGCGTTTCCATAGATTTTAATTCTACTTTTACAGGTGATGTCTTCGCAGTAGCAAAATCTGCTGGTGTAAACTAATAAGTTTCTCCTTCTATAAACCCAATGCACAAGTGGTAAAATGATTTTTACCGTTTGTGCGTGAGGTTTTTTGTATTTAAATATTACAGGTTAGAACACTAGATTCTTCCTCTATGATTTGGAGACTTTTATGAAAATAAAAAATATTAAAACAGATATTGTTTTTAATCTACCTAAAAAAGAAATTGATTCTTTAATATCTGAAAATCCAGATATCTATGAATTGGTTTCAACTAAAACAAAAAAACAAACAAAAATTCTTAAAACTCAATCAACAAATATCAAAGAGAAATCTGAAACGCTTCTTCCTCTTATTTGGGATTGTTAGTTTTTTCAATGTCACAACTTAAAATGTACTTCTTGAAAGGATTGTTATGACTCTTACTCTTTTAAAAATATATAATGATGTTGCAGCTCAACCATGGTCTGCATTTGATTCTGAGGCTTCTAATCTTGCTGATATGGAGTCCTCTCTTATTTCCGCAATAAATAAAGCTCTAGTCGATATTTGGTACTCTTATCCATTTTCATTCAGAATCAAAAAATTTAACATTAAAACTGTACCTAAAATTTCTAAATATAATCTCCCAAATGGGAATATACAACAAGAAGGGTTCTCCTACGATAATGTTTTCTCTGTAAAAATTGATAAATCTTATCTTGATTTTGTTAGTGATAGTTCAGAGTTTGCGATATCTACAGGTAAACCAACTGAATTTACAATAGATGATGATAATATTTTATTTAATCCTTGCCCTGATTCTTATTGTAACATTATTATTAAATATGTTTCAATGCCAGTAGGGTTTGATGAAAAAGGAACTGAAATATATTCTCTCGAAAATCTTACAGATTATATTGATATTCCTGAAAAATACGAGACTATTTTTAAAAATGCTCTTGTTTCTAAAACTATGACTTATGCTATTGCATCTATCTCTGATGAAAATTATGCAGGTTATAATTTGCAGTTTGAATCTGCATACAAACTACTAACGAAGGTATCTAGTCCTTTATCTAAATCTAAATCTGTTCGTATATAAATTGTTATTGGAGTTAATATGTCTTCTACTTCTCTTTTTTGTAATAAATTCGGAGGGATTAATAAACTTGATTCCTCTTTTTCTTCAAGTAAAATTACCGCATCTGATATGCAAAATGTTGAATTGTTTAACACTGGAATAAATTCAGGTGTAGGCATAAGAACTATGAAAGGGAATAAACTCATTTGTAGTCTTCTTCCTGCTGGCGAAAAAATTATAAATATTTTCGAAAGTGTTCAACAAACAAAAGTGTATTTTTTCGTTCACACAGAATCTGCTACAGAAGGTAAAATATACTTATTTATTCCTGATTCAAATATTCTTACTCAAAAAACCAATGGGTTATCTGTTACTGGAAAGTCTTCTGCCGCAGATTTCGCCCAAGGTTGGAGTGATTTGTTTGTGTTCTCAAATGGTGAAAATCTTTTGAGCATAGAAATTGGAAAATACAACGATAGCGGTGTACTTCAAGAAGTAAAAACAATATCTGTAAAAGATATGGATTCAAGAACTGTTAAAGGACTTGGAGTTGTTAATTTTGACAATCGTTTATGGATATTTAATGGAAATATCCTTTGGTATTCTGTGCAGCAAAATATTTATGATTTTTCGACTTCGGCATCTACTATTGTTACATCAGCCGGTTATATTGAGTTTGTAAAAAATATTACGGCAATAACTTCTTACTTAGGGTCTCTTGCAGTTTTTCATAAAGAATCATCTTGTTTAGTTGAGCTTGATGATGACAAAGCTTTTTATGTCTCAAGTGAGTCTCCAGCTGGATGTGCAAGTTATAACGCTCTCGTTTTTCACGGAACAGAATTGTATTTCTATGATGATACAAAGAAAGCGATGTTTTCTTTTAACCAAACAATTTTGGGAACAAAAACCATTGGCGATAATATGGCTGTGAATTTGCAAGAGGAATTGTGCGATATTAATTTTTCTGAAATTGATAAAATTAGAATGCTTTCAGTCATACAATCTGATAGAAATGAATTTTGGTTCCTAGTGCCTACAAATAGTGAAACATATTCAACAATCTTTATCTTTGATTACAACAATAAAGAATGGGTTAAAAGGCTTTGTCCTAAAATCTCCTGCGTAAATATTGTAAATGGGATCTTGTATTCCGGAGATTCAACAGGCAAAATATATCAAGAGTATTTGGGAGATGATTTCCATGGAACATTTGTTGCAAGTTCTTATACAACTTCACCCCTGAATCTTGGAGTAGACAATCTTTTAAAAATATTGTTTGTACCTCCTAAAATATCTCTTGATTTAGCCTATTCAAATAATTTTTACATCCAATATATAAAAAATTATGATACTTTGGGAACAACAAAAATTAAAAATATTGTTGCTACTTCTCTTAGTAATGCTCTATATTGGGACATTGGGAACTTTGATACAATGTATTTTGCTCCTGAAAAAACTAATCAAAGTTATAAATTGCCGTCAGAAAATTTTAAAACCCTTGAAATAAAATTTTATACTCAACGGGCAACTCAAGAGTTTTGTATAAAAAATATTGAGTTCTCTGATATTAAATTAAAACAACTAAGCTAGGAGGAATATATGAAACGTATTGTTATACATTGGACTGCTGGCGGTCCTGTGCCTAATTCTGTTGATCTAAAACATTATCATTTCATCATCGATAAATACGGGAGAATTAATAATGGGATTTTTAAACCCGAAGATAATGAGAATTGTTTTGATGGAAAGTATGCCGCTCACACAGGTGGCGGAAATACAGGTGCTATCGGGATTTCTCTTTGCGGTATGCTTGACTATTCTTCTCCAGATAAATTAGGTCCATATCCAATTAATAAAATCCAATGTGAAACAATGTTCGATTTGGCCGCTAAATTAGCTAAAAAATATGGGATTTTAATAACCCCCCAAACTGTTCTTACCCATTATGAATTTGGTCAAGCTCACCTTAAATCAACAAGCTATGGGAAAATTGATATAACTTATTTACCCCCATATCCGACAGTTAAAAAAGATGAAGTCGGAGATTTTATCCGATCTAAAATTAAATGGCAAGCGAGTAGAGTTATGAAAGCTACGTAGTAGCTTGAAAGTCGAAAAATCATAATCGGAAACGACGCTTTTCGATTTGATTTTGAGCGTTGCCGTTTAATGCGAGCGCAGTTTAGGCTAAGGGGTGAAGTTGATTATTATATATTCTTCTTCAAGAGCAAGTATGCCACCCCATAAAAATGGTCAGGCATTGCCTGACCTACAAACTATACCGATTCATATAATGTTCAAAAGGACAAGATTTGTTTTAGATTCTTCGGCTGAAGCCTCAGAATGACGTACAATTATTTGATTATGTGCGTAGTAAAAAACAGACTGTTTATTTAAATATTTAATCAACAATAAAAGAATAGATAATTGTTGATATGAAAAAACTAATCAGCAATATACCAAAAGATAAACCGATATTAAAGCAAACATTATAGATTTTGTTTTGTAAAATATTTTTATTTTGTAATATTTTTTTGTTTTTAATTTGTTCAATTATAAAAATGATTATTACTAAAAAAATTATAAAAATATAATAACCCACAACTAAGTAATAGATAAACCAAGCACAAATGTCACCAAGAAGTAAATCTTTGAATATACGTATAAAAGTGAAAATCGCAGGATATGCTGCAAAAGCAAGCAGATTTATACTTAAATATTGTTTTAAATTATGAAGCATATGTTCATCCTACTATAAATATTGTTATTTAGAAGTAAAATATCGGAATATAGAGCATAAAGTCATTGATGAATCATAACAAATAAATAGTATTGAAAACGATAAACCGATATAAAAGCAAAGATTATAAAATTTATTATATAAGAAATTTTTGTTTTGTAGTATTTTTTTATTTGTTATTTGTTCTGCAATAAAAATTATTATCACGAAAAAAATTATTAAAATGTAATAACCTATAACCAAGAAATATATAAAATTCGCATAGATATCCCCAAGAAGCAGTTGTTTGAATATGCGTATAAAAGTATAAATGGCAGGATATGCTGCAAAAGCTAATATATTTAAACTTAAATATTGTTTTAGATTATTAAACATAAATTTATCCTACTATAAATATTAAGTCTTCGAAAATATTATTATTTATAAAGTTCTTTGATTGCAGAAAAAGATATTACTATAATTGAAATGCTTATAAAACTTATAGAAATAAATAAACCAAGATTAAAGCAAATGTTATAAAATTTATTTTGTAATATTTTTGGCGAAATTATTTTTAAATTAGTTAGTCTCTCTATCGTATATACTATTATTGAAATTATAATAATTAAAATGTAGTATAGTACAATTAAAAAATCTATAAACCCGAAAATTATCCCGCCATCAAACATGTATTTATATGTTTTAAAAAAATTTAGTAATATCGGATATGCTGCAAAAGCCAATATATTTAAACTTAAATATTTTTTTAAATTATTAAACATAAATTTATCCTACTACAAACATAAAAGGAGTATAGTATGAAACGTAGCTATAGTTACTATAACGAGCTTAGAGATTTATCTTATTATGTGTATCATAAGCAAAAATATAAATTACCAGAAGGATGGAAAAGTATTCAATCATATAATAATCCGAACACAGGTTTTTATGGTGAAGCTTTCCAAAATAAACAAGGTGAGATTTTTGCTGTATATAGAGCTACTGAGTTTGAACTTTTTTCTCATTCATTTAAAACAGGCAAAGATGTTCATGCTGACTGTCAATTAGTAGAGGATAAGTTGCCAGATCAGTATAAATATGCTATGTATTTTTACAACCAAGTACAAAAGAAGTATCCAAATAAAAAAATTAATCAAGGTGGGTATTCACTTGGAGGGTCATTGGCTACATTAGTTGGAGCTCAAACCGGAGCCGAAACAGTAACTTTTGAAGCGTATGGAAATAATATTATAAAGGCTCCAAAGTATACAGATAATATAATAAATTTTGGGAATGAAGATGATCCTATTTTTATAAAAGGTTTGGATAATTTAATTGGAAAAACATATATTATTCCAAATAGTAAAAATATTATTCCAAATGGTTCAGAATATGAATATGATTCTTCTGGAGAAAATGGTCAAGTGTTAAATATATTCAAACATTTCCCAGGTAATAATGGTGATTTATCTACAGCTATACCATATAATAAATATAAATTTGATTTAGCTGCAGAGTATAAACAAAAATATGATAAAGGGAATATTTTTGACAGAATAATGAATGAGTTTAGGTCAGATAAGAATAATACTGGAAGAATCTCAGAACCGACTGGATTTGCTTCTGATGTTAATGCTTCATCATTAGATGAAAATAGTTCAAAGTATATGGATAAAAATGGGAATAGGGTTTATACTCGAGAAGATTTGCATAATATGTCAAAGGATGAACAAAATGCAAACCATGATGCCATAATGAAATAATATCATAAAATGGGAATTTCAATACAGGCTGAAATAAAAATCAATTTGAATAAAAAACGGCCTCGAACAGTATCAGAAATGCGTGATATTTCCAATATGGGGGATCATTGGGTTACAATAAACGGAAATCATGTTTTGTTATAAAGAATTATAATTGTAGAGATTCTTTACATCCGTTCTAAATAATATTTTATTGGTGCAAAAAATCGCACCCTACTTACTATTTAATTTCGGTGCGGGAAATAGAAGGATTTATGATTTGGAAGTTATTGTTTATTTTTAATCTTTTTGATTGCGAATTGGATAATTTTGAACAAAATATATATCCCAATCAAAATTATAGTTTGTAATATTACATAATTGTAAGTACCTATTAACCACAGAATAGGCAGGGCATATAGTAAAAGCCCGAGGTCAAAAAAGTAAGAATAAACTTTGTTATTTAGGATAGAAGTATTATTTATCTGTGTCTCAAAAATACACTCCAAAATATAAGCAATAGTACAACTGCCTATAGATATAGAATACATCGTAATAAGAGGAAGTGAGACAAAAACTAAACTGTTAATATCCATCGGGTGTGTTTGAGCATAACTATCAGATAACGATTTTATGGACAAAATTAATATTACCCATCCAAGGATAGATAATAAATTATATGCAATTGTTATTTTTGGATGTTTCAATTTCATAAATGTATTATATTACAGATTTTGTTTTTTAGATTTAATCTTGCAAATAAGTTTTTTAATCCCAACTGTTGCTAGTTTTAATAAAATATATGAATATATTAAATATAGTATTGGAAATAAAGAATAATTAGGATATATCATAAGCCAAATTATAGGGAAAGTATACAAGAAAAAACCGAATTCAAAAAAACAGGAATAAATTTTATTTTTAGATATTAAAGGATTATTGTATTGAACATCAAGAATAATTTCTAAAAGGTATGTGATACAAGAAATTACAATAAAACTGAAGGTTATAATAACAAGTATTATCCACATAAACCATGATCCATCATCTCCAATGGTTGGATGTTTTTGATAAGGCATAAAAAAAATAAATAAAATCGCTGTAACCCATCCTAATATGGATAGTAGATTAAATGCAATTGATGTTCTAGGGTGTTTTAGTTTCATAAATATATTATAGCAATAACTCAGAAAGGAGTAAACTGTGCCTGATAATAATTTAATCAAACAATTAGAAATTTTATCTAAATATGTATATCATGATGAAGATATATCATTACCTAATGGGTATACAAAAATTTTAACTGCTCCAAATAGTAAAAATGGATTTTATGCACAAGCATTTTACAACGGAAATGATATTGTAATTGCTTATAGAGGGACAGATATTAATAAAAATTTTAAAGAAAAAATAAAAGATATTCATAATGATATTAGTTTATGGAGGCAGGAATTGCCAAATCAGACTACAGATGCTATCAATTTTTATAAAAAACTTAAAGGAGAATATCCTAATAAAAATATTGTTTTAACAGGGCATTCTTTGGGTGGAAGTTTGGCCCAGATAGTTGGTTCTATAACTGGGACTAAATCAGTTCCTTTTGCACCTTATGGGACAAAAAATGATGAAGCTTTGGCAATGAAATATTACAAAAATATCTATAATTATGGTGATAAGGGAGATCATATATATACACATAATATGCAAAATCAAATTGGAAATATTTATGAATTTAATCATCAATTTAGTTTGAAAACTCCATTTAAGTATCATAGTATTGAAAATATGGGAGATTTGAAAGATGCTGTTAAAAATAATAATGAAATAAAACCAAATAAAGATAACCTCTCATTGTTATTAGATTTAATGATTCAAAATGAAATACAAAAATCAGCAAATAGTGGACAAGTGTCAAACCATAATAGCGATGTAGCTAATGGGGAAAAAATAGATGATCCATTATTAAAAACCTCTATTGATTACAATGTGGATAAAAATGATAATAGGGTTTTTACTCGAGAAGATTTGAGGGAGATGTCCAAGGAAGAACAAACTGCAAATCACGATGCCATAATGAAACAAGCGAGCAGAGGTATGAATGTTGCGTAGCAACATGAAAGTCGAAAAGTTATAATCGAAAACCACGCTTTTCGGTTTAACTTTGAGCGTTGCCGTTTAATGCGAGCGCAGTTTGGTTTAAAAATGGGAATTCCAACACAGGCTGAAATAAAAACCAATTTGAATAAAAAACGGCCTCGAACAGTATCAGAAATGCGTGATATTTCCAATATGGGGGA